TTCACGAACGTCTCGCGAGCGGTCGGCAATTCCTGATCGTCTTCGTTGTAATTGCGAACGATGGACAGCACCTCACGCGACGAAACATCAATGGTCACGCGATAGGGCACCTCCAGGCCAGAGATTTTGCCCTTGTAGCGATGCTCAAAGCCGAGAATATCAAGCTCGCAATAGCACTCATAAAGCTCGCGATCCCGGTCATCGGGCTTGAACGTCTCGGACTTGATGCCCTGCTGGGCGTCAATCTCGCGCTGATAGCTGTCGCGGTCGGCTTCCTTGGGCGTGGACAGATCAATGTCGCGATAAACGCCCAAAATCTGGAGCCGCTTGACCGTCGAGGGCCGAACATAGGTGCGGTGAGTGACGCGCTTGGCGTTTGAAAGGTCCGTGGCGTCATTGCTGACGACCAGATCGTCCGCGTCTACCGTTTCGCTGACAGGGCGATTGCGGAGCGGGCAGAAATAGACCTTTTTGAACGCCGTCCCGCCGAAACCGAGCATAAACAGCATACGGTCGGTGTCGGGATAGTATTCTGTCGCGGTCGCGGTCAGATAATGATTAAGATCGCGCTGAAGCGCGTTCGCGAGCATGTCCTGCGGCAGCGTCGGCTGGTTGCTGTCGTTGCGAATCTTGACCGGGCCGTCTGTCGGCAGCATTTCCGAGCGCGCATTGGCCTGAAACCGCAAGACGGCCTCAAGAAGCAGCGGATGGCGCACCTTGCTCATGCCTTCAATCGGAGCGCCGTCCGCAGTTCCTTGCGTATTCGGAACTTCAATCTTCAGACCGAGCAATTTGACGCCCTGCGCCCGGTCATCAATCCAATCCTTGCGGCTGTCGATGTCGTCCCTGACGCCTTCAAGCAAATCAGAGGCGATCATGGTCAGAACGCCGGGCTCTATTTCTTCGGCAAGGTTTCTGAACCACGAGGAGCGGTCGGCTGAAGTGGCTTTTTCCTCAATCGGCCTGCCATCCAGAGAAATAGAGATAGAGCCATCTGGATGTTCAATCTCCAGAAGGTTTGCCGGGTCGTCTGAGCCATCATTATCCCCTTCAATGATCTCTACAACGACATCATCGCCAAGGATTTCCTCGTCTTGCGGCTGATCCAGCCGGATATTTGGGACGAGTCCCGGCGTTGCAGGCATGAGTTAGTTCCCTTGCTCAACAAGTTTTGAAATTTCGGCCACGAACCGGCGAATGCCCTCTTGCGCAGCGATGTTATCGTTTTTTGCCTCTATTTCATAGAGGCGCACATAGTCATTTGGGGCCTTGCCCCAGACTTCAACCTTGAACAGCCCCAATCCGCGAGGGTTAGAGGGGCGAATTACATCGACAACAGCGTTGGCAAGCACTTGAGTCATCATGACCTCCGGGGGAAATATAGCATAAACCCCCGGAAAAGTGGACTAAACCGGGTAAAGGGGGTCCAGATTATTGTTTCCGTCAAACCGAAGACTGGATTCAAGCTCCGCTGACCATTCCTCCGACCGCAGGATGAGGCCGCTGTCGCGCAGGTGGCGCAGGCTCATGGAGACGGTGTCCACGAGGTCGTCGTGCTTGCCCTTGGGGAACTGCCCGACCTGCGTGATGACCATTTCAGACCAGCTTTTGAACGGCGCGAAGACCAGTCCCTCGGCAAAAAGGTGCTGGATGCTGTAGAGGCGGGCCAGCTTATCCTGCGACTTGGGGTCAAACATGGTTACACCGAAGCGGGAGGCTCCAAACAGCCTGCGAATTTCCTGCGCGACGGAATAACCGGCGGCTTTGTTCTCGATCAGAAGCTGATCGACCTTGTAATCACGGCAGGTTTCGGCCACGCGGGCGACCAGATCGTGCAATTCGTACCGGCCCTGCCAGGCATACATGAGCATGACCCTTGGCTGGGTTTCAGTGTAGTTGCGGGCCATCTCGACGCGGCCCTGTCCGTGCCGGGCCCCGGCGTGGTTGGCCCCCATGACGGTCACATCGGAGGTAAAGACGCCCCAGATGCTCATTGCGGAAGGGTCATTCTCGGTTTTTGTGGTGTAGGCGGTGTCCAGGGACGCGATAATCATGTCCATGTTGGGGTAGACATTGCCTTCCCACGGCTGCCACCACTCGCGCTTGATGATGCCGCCGCCCTTTGGCTCCGGGCGCTGCTGCAACTGGCCTGCGGCAGTCCACGGGCCCATCTGTTTTTCCAGAATATTGACTTCGCGCTCGCCAAACCGCTCCGGCCAGAGCAGGGCGCCCTCACGATCTTCCAGTTCAATCTGGGCTTCGGGGCTGACAGGCACGCGCTCCCCGTCAGAAGTGACCTCGACCAGAGGCTGATCGTTGTCATCCAGACCGCGAGGGTCGTTCCAGCCGATAGATGTGTGGGAGTGACGCTGCCATTCGTAGCGCATGGGCAGGCAGAGGTGCGTCCACGAGCCGAAATCCTTGGCCAAGATGTGACCAGTGAGGTCTTGTTCGCTAAGTCTCTGCTGAATAACGATAAACGCGCCTGTTTTTGGATCGTTGAGTCGGGTAGACAGGGCGTTGTCCCACCACTCGATAGTGGACTGGATGGTGGCTTCGGAGAATGCTTCCTGTGCAGCGTTGGGATCGTCCACAATGATGACGTTGCCGCCTTCGCCGGTCAGGGCGGAGCCGACTGAGGTGCTGAGACGGGAGCCATTCTGGTCGTTGTCAAAGCGGGTTTTGGTGTTCTGGTCGCCGGTCAGCTTGAACTTTTCGCCCCACAGCGTCTGATACCACGGGCTTTCAATCAGGCGGCGGCACTTGACGCTGTCGCGCAGTGAAAGCTGCTGGGCGTAGGAGGCGGTGAGGAACTGCACGCCGGGGCCGCTGGTGGGCGTGTTCCACGGCTGGGCCCACGTCCATGCCGGATAGGCGACGGAGACGAGCGATGACTTGGCGCAGCGCGGCGGAATGTTGATGATCAGGCGCTTGATGTCGCCATCAGCTACGGCTTGCAAATGTTCAGCCACGGCTTCAATGGGCCATCCCTCAACGAAGGGCGACGAGTCAATGTATTTCCAAGCGTTTTTCAGGAACAGATAAAGACTATCTTCGCAGTCAGTCTTGTCCAGTTCCAGCAGTTGCTTGTCGATGTCCAGGTTTTGACCGTCTAGCTGAAGAATAGCCATGTAATTACCTTAGATGCTTTCTGGCGATCCGCGAAAACAGATCGTCTGTCCTTTGCACATAATCATGGTCTATGTCTTTTACCCGATCCCGCCAGTAAGTTTCAAAGACATGGATAGCTGTGGCGTCTTTTGACAGGGCTTCGGCCTCATCAGCCACGGCAGGGTCAAACAGCCAAGGGCGAGAGAGGTTGAGCGGGCAGCAGAACGTGTTGGGCAGGAGTGTTCTGTATGGCTTGAAGTCCCTGTCTTTCGCAAGAGTGACTGGCGCGATGACCCCGCCATAGGCCCAAGTGGGTGATGCGAGGGCGATTGGCATGACATCAAGCCAGCAGCGGATCAATTCGTTATTAGGCGGGCTGATCATCAGCGCATTGCTGATGGATGTCTCGGCTTTATTTTCCCACGACAGGACGAGCTTGTCGCCCAAGTGTTCGTGCAGCGGCTTCAGCAGCAGGATGTCTGTATCCATGTAGATGCCGCCGTGGGCGAGCAGGATTTGCAGGCGCATGACATCGGCGGCGTACTGGGGCCACTTGATGGGCTGGCCCCGGAACTCGGTCGGGACGGCGGTCGGGATGACGGTGACGAGGTCCTTGATGTCATCCCAGTAGGCGATGCTTTCTGGCGGGGCGTTGGTCCAGAACAGGATGCGATCCGGGTTCTGGACTTTTGCCGCCATGCGGACGGCGAGGGCGTTCAGGTATGAGAACGGCCTTGTCAGGTCTGTGACGGGGTAGATGAAGTGGATGGTGTCGGGGGTCATGGCTTCATGTCCCCTTCCGGCAGGGCCTGATTAAGTTTGTCAGCCAATTCCTGAAACATATCGCGCAGTTTTTTCACCATCACGACATCGGGCTCGTCGCTCACTTTGCCTTCATCGTCAGAGTACCAATCTACCGTTTGCGTCACGCAGTCCCGAAGCGACACGTTCCATGTGGGTTCGCACTCTTCAAGGCCGATGGCCAAATGCACCCTCAAGATATCCGAGTCTAAATCTTGACCGTCTTCGGTAGTCAGGCCGAATTCGGCATAGGCGTGATCGGTTCCCGTTGCAGTAATCGCTTGAATCAGAGACTTCATCCATGCAGCCCGGATAGAATCCACGGCCTTCTCTACGACAGGGTACATACAATCATCGAGGCAGATTGGGTCTTTGGGTTGCATTTGCATTTTGGTTTTCATAGCAGTTTCCTTCGTTATATTTAAGTGTTTGCTTTTTTATCCCAGCTAAACTTGGGCAGCGTCACTGAGCTTCTGGCTTTCTTTTCTGTTTCGCCGGAAAGCTCCTCCCGCATTCTGTTGGCCTTCCTTATAGCCCTGAGCGTCGTAAGCCTTGGCTGCGGGCTGTCGTAACTTTGACTGATGCTGTCTGAGTTTCTGTGCTTACGGCTCATGTGTCCTTCCTTTCCGCGCTGGGGCGCCCAAAGGTGACGTTCTCATCTGCCCGAACGTCCTGATTTCTGAAGCACCAGATTTCTCCGTTCCTCTGAAAGCAGACCCAGATCAGATCGTGTTCGGGTCCATAGTCGATCAGGACGTGCGCCACGGCTTTGCCGTTTGGCGTGACGACCGGGATCGGCGGATCAAGTTGCAGCATTTTCATCTAGCGCCTTGCGAATCTTTTTCAGTGAAGAGACTGTTATCTTGGTCAGCCGCCATCTGGTTTTGTCGTGATTACCGGCGATGCAGATCGGCTTGTGGCCATCAATGACGGCGAAGTAGTGATCCTTGGACTTTTTGATCGTGTAGGGGACGGGGAGCAGATCAAGCTCCCTCTGGATTACGGGATCAATTCTCATCAGCGCCTCCCCACATCTGTCTTGCAGATGGCGTTGTATTCGTGCCGTCCTCCTTGGTCGGTGATCATGATGCCATAGGCTCGGCCAGTGGAGACGGTCATGGAGAGGATGAAGCTGGCCCTGCCGCCGATGTGGACGACCGACATGACGCCATCCTTATATTCAGGAAAAGCCATGTGAGGTGTTTCGCCGTTGTATGAAATTCTCGCCTCCCCGCCAGAGACGAATACGGCGATCTTTTCCCCGTTCTGCATGGTGCATTCGCCGGAGAACCACGCCTGCGCGTAGGCTTGTCCTGCGAACATGAGGGCCTGCGCGATTAGGATCAGGGCGGCTACGCCTAGTCTGTTGCTGATGCCTTTAGTCATTTTCTGCCTTCCTTCAGTCTCGGCCATTTATCTCTTGGATCAACTTGTCAAACTTTGTCTCAGCCTGCTTCGCGCCGACGAGGCTGTCAGCGGTCCTGTCCTTGAAGTACTTCCTCTGGCGCTGGCGCATGTAGATCGCCAGACGGATCAGGTCCTGAGCTTCGCTGAGTTTATCCGCCGCCTCGGTCATAGTGGCTATGCCGGGGTTGATGCCCTGAAAGGCGCACCGCTTTAGCCTGTCTATCAAGAAGTCATAGTCCATATCAGTCTCCGATGGGACCCATCATAGCGGATAGGGGGACCCTGTCAAGGCAAATCTTTACTCGTTGAGGATATTGGATCGTTAAAAATGGCAACAAGTCTGGCGGGGACCCGGTCCTCTCTCTTCCTTAAGGGGAGGTAACAAAGGGGACCCATGCCGGAATAGTGCAAGGAGGGACCCAGATAGGGAGGGGTGATGGGACCCGTAGCTGGTTGGGTGAAAAGGGACCCGGATTGAGATTTTTGTGCAATTCGCGGGGAGGGGTGGAGCCTCAGTTTAGCCGGGCGGCCTTCTAATAGGCGCTCCCCCCGTGGTTGCTTGTCAGGGACCCTAGCGAAAGCGCCTGGCGCAACTAACGCCTGGTGTAAACTAATGAACTATAACCTAAACTCATTAACATTGATTAGTTTACATTTGTACTATTTAGTCATGCCGCCCGGTCTAACCCCGCGTTTTGGCGCACCCGCTTGCACTATTCCGTCACTCGTTAACCGGCTTGGCGTTCGCCGCGCGTGCTTCTAGCAGCATGGAACGCAAACGCTCCCTATCCTCCGGCGCTATGTCGCGCGCCGATATGACAACGTTGTTAGTCACGTTGTTTATCGTGGTCGCCTCCCTATGCGCCTCTCCCTCCGCAATCCGGCTGTTAAACAAACGTGGCGCGGCTTTCTCCGCGTACCATTTGAACGCATCGACCAAGATTCTATCTGCCGCAGCGGTTTCTGGCGTTGCGGCCTTAGCCGTGGTGATAACATGATGAGCGGCATACTCCCCAAAGCTAACGCGGGCGCGAGCGTACATTGAAGCGAAAGCGGGGATGGTTTCCGCCCACCTGAGCACCGTCATTCTATGCGGCATTCCCGCGTTCGTGTCGCATATGCTCACCATTGTTTCGCCCATAGCGTGGCGGCGGCATATTTCCTCTGCTAGCTCGGGCGTGTAAGCCGTAGGTCTACCTGTAGCCTTCCTATCCCTTGCTATGTTCGCCTTTGCCGTATCGTGAACGGTGGCCACTACATGCTTTAGGGCCGCGCTGTAAGCCGCGCTTTGCTTTCCCTTGCGCCTGTTAGGATTGATTGCGCTGCGCTCTTCCGGCGGAATATCGCCGGTATCCCCGCCAGCCTGTTTAGCCCTAGTCGCCCGCGCCATTAGTCGCCCCTATCCGAAACATAAGGCGATTATACCAGCGCATTGATTCGCAAACAAAAAGGGCGCCCCGAAAGGCGCCCCTTGTCTATTTCATTCCGGCTCAGCTTAAGTAGCGACGATATAACCACCCCGTATGAGAAATGAACGGCTGAATCCATCCCAACCATCTACCTCAATCTCGGCGGCTAAGTCATCGTCTATTTTAGCCGTCAAAAATCCGGCGTCCGGGTCGCGGCAATCTGCCCGCGCCCTAGCAATTGCCGAGTCCGGCGTTTCGCCGATTGCATAGATAGCGCGCGAGTCATATGCGGCATATTTCATGTTTGCCCCCCTTACTGATAAAAACCAGTGTCATACATTGCGAGCACATACCGCGCGCTTGCTTGCGCCCAACCCTCCGGGGCGGGAATGATTCCCTCTATGCCGCGCGAAGTATCGCGGAACATGATGCTACCA